GCATGCAAATCGGGCAATGAGTAGCCGAACCGCCGTTAGCGATGCGGGTAGCAACGATTGCGGCGTCAATCTTCAGAACTTGTTTCGTCGTCATGCTTTTAACTCTACTCTAGCCAGCTATTAGCGCAAGTACCTTTTGCAACTATTTTACAAATCGTTGATTTTGCTCGACTCGCGGCGGAGCCCATCGGCGCACGTTTGCGCTTGACAGCCGGTCAAAAAGTAGCGCAGCGGCGATCATCATAACGTCGCCCCCTGTTCCCAGCTTTCGCAGCCGACGAGGAGCACGGCAAGCGGCGGCAAGCAATCGTACAGCGTGCAATGCTCGGCACCGCCTGTGCTCAATCGCAGATAGTTGCAGTTTCCGCAACAGTGCCACTCTGCGCGCACAATGATCTCTTGTTGTTTGGCAATCACTTCACGGTTGAATTGCTTTTGTTCTTCAGAAGCCATGGCCCCTCACTTCCGGGTATTTCTTGTTGATCCAAACTTTGATTGTCTTCGGCGTGCGTAGCTCTGCTAAGCGCTTTACGGCTTCCACAACAGTAGCAGGCGGCTTCGTGTCCGCGTGCGCTCGCCACCACGTGTGCGCGTTGTGTTTCGGGTAGCCGTCGTGTTCAAAGCACAACCACTCGTGAAATATACGCAGTCCACAGTGGTAGCTTGCTTTCAGACTCTCGTGGCTTCCGGGCTTGGCGTGTACGCCGTACACCACGCGGTCAACTGGTACGTCGACAATCTCTGGCGATTCGTTGCGCTTTAAGATCTCGTCTTCGGCTGCGCGTGCCTTGAAGCGGACCTTGATTGCGAAGGCGGCGCCACAGTAAGGGCAGATTCGGGCGCTTGCGTGACAGTAGCTATTGCACGCGTCGCAGACTTTGACGGGCGCCTCGCCTTGACCCTTGTCTTTCTTCTTCGGCGTGACAGGGTCATTAATTGGTCCGAGTCGCCGAACGTTGCCCGCAAAATCGAGAACAAGACAGTTAGGCTTTTGCGACGCTTTGATGGCATCTAGTCTTCCTTGGCTTGTGGACAAGTCAAAGCCTGGCGCATACAGTGCGCGTCCGCCACGTCCGAGCATTTGCACGTGCAAGCCCGGCGATACCGTCGGGCGAAGCATCAGGATCAAGTCGATAGCTGGGAAGTCGAAACCTGTTGTCAGAACACCGTTGTTGAAACAGGCGCGAAACTCGCCAGCGCGATAGGCGGCGATCCTCGCGTCTCGCTCGCCGTCGGCCATCTTGCTGTGGACAACAGTTGCCGACACGCCCATTTCGTTGCAGAACTGTGCGCAGTGCTCTGCGTGCTCAACACCAGAAGCGAAGCCTAGCCAGTGTGCGCGATTGGCTCCCAAGCACAGCGCTTCGGCTAGTGCGGCGCGGGTTACTTCCGCCTTGTCAACTGCGCCCTGCAATTGCTTCTGATTGTACTCGCCTTGCCTGATCTGCACGCTATCGACGTCAAGCTCTGTTTGCGTAGGACGTGCAACAAGATGGCACAAATAGCCTTCGTCAACAAACCAATTGAAGACGTATAGCTCGGTCATATCAACAGCAACGTCGGTGAACAAGCCACCGTCAACTAGATCGCCTTGCCCGAGTCGGTAGTGCGTAGCAGTCAAGCCGATTGTCTTTAGCTGCGGATTGACGGCGCGCAAGTCGCGAAGGAACTTTTGATATAGCGTATCCTCTTTCGGTGATACGAGGTGGCATTCATCTACAATCACAAAGTCGATGAAGCCGAAAGCAGCAGCACAGTCAACAACGGAGCCGATACCCGCGACAGTGATCGGCGCGTAGGCTTCTTTGCGGCCTAGTCCGGCGGAGTAGACACCGACAGGCGCTGTTGTCCACAAGCGCAGCAGCCACGTCAGGTCTTGTTGCAGGATTTCTTTGACGTGGGAAAGGAGCATGCAGCGCGTGCCAGGGTATCGTTTGTAAACCTCGACTAGAAAACCGGCAATGATTGCTGATTTTCCTGTGCCAGTAGGAGCCGCAACAATCGGATTGCCGGTGTTGCCGTCAGCAAAGTATTGCCAAAGACAATCAACGCAATATTGCTGATATTCACGCAGTTGCACGGCGCTTTACGTCCTGCGGGCGTTGCCATTTCAAGTACAGTTGAAATGTCGGCTTGTCGATGATCTGCGCCTCACCTGTGGTCAACAGCCAAGCCAGCTTTGCAGGGCTCACAGCTTGCGCGCCGCATACTGTGGACATCCTGCAAGCTGCGCTTGTTTGTCTAATACGCTTTCGTGCTTTTTGCAGGCCCAAGGCGCGCCGTCAATTTCGCGCAGTAGCGGCATACCGTGCGCGCACGTTCGGCAATTGCGCGCGGGTGCGGCCTTGCCGTAGCATATCGGCGCTTTGTCGCAGAATTTGCATTGCCACCAAGACGGATCGTTTTTGATTCGCGCGGGCGGCTCGGTCGCGAAGATGATCTCGCGCGCTCTGTTGGCGAATGCGCCACTGATTGCAACGTCGGCCGCAACGATTTCGCCGTACAGCGAATCGTCGTCTTTGCAGACGGCGAGATAAAGCCCACACTGCAACTGATAAGCGGCCATATACATCTGCATTTGCACATAGTGCTGAAACTTGGAATTGCGCACGCCTTCGCCGCCCCACGGATTGCTATCAGGATCGCGAACGTAGTCAAGCCAATTGCGCCCGGCAAGCTTGGCGAAAGAATCCTTGTTGTGCGTCTTGAATTCGAGCAACACCGGGCCATCTACCTCAGCGATGCTTTCGGCTACGCCGTCAAGGCTTCCGCCGAAGTGCCCGCCGTGCAGTGCGATCCTGAATTGTTCGCCCGGCGCTTTGTACTGATAGACCTTTATGCCGGCTGCTGCGAGCATAGCCACAAAGCGCGGTTCTTCCAGGTGTCCCCTGTTGAACAGGCGCAACAAACGATCACTGTGCGCGTCCGGTGTGGTCCAGTGGAATGCGTACCACAGCTCACGCGCACAGTCGGCGCCGATGCGTGAGGCGCCAAGGTGTGAGCGGAAAGGCGCGTCTTCGCCTCGGTAGGCATCCTCAGCGAGCGGCATCAACGCGCGAAGCAAGGTGCGGAACTTCGCACCTTGATCGCTTTCGATTGCTTGCTTGATTGCCGCCAGTGTTTTGTGCGCAATGTGGATCATGATTTTGTTTCTCGCATGCTGTTGAGCATTTTTGAAGGTTCCCAATCACGCTCATTTGCTGTCATGATTACTTGGCGCATCGCCGTTACTGCGCGGTAGGCAGCTTGTACGGCATCACCTGCGTTGCTCTTAGCTAATTGGTGCACAAACGCTGCCGCCCATATTAGCTTTTCACTTTTCGTTAGCATGCGATCCCCTTTCGTGACTGTGGCGGGATTCGAACCTGCAACCTTTTACGCTCTGCCAGTTGAGCTACACAGTCAGAGCCTGCGTCGGCGTCAACGGCTTACTTACTCCCCAGCAGGCAAGAGCGCGCCGACGCAGGCAAGAATCAGTTACTTACTTACGCCAGGGCGGAACGGGGCCGCCAGTCGCGGCAGGAGCGGCAGGCGGGGACCAGGGCGCTTGCTGTGCCGGCTGTGCAGCAGCAGGAGCAATGCTTCCCGCCCATGCGGGCGACGTCTGAGCAGGCGGCGGCGCAAACTGTGGCGCAGCAGCGGGCGACGCAAACGAGGGGGAAGGCTGCGGCGGCAGGCTTGGATTCTGGCCGAAGGGGGCAGATGGGAAGGCAGGCGCCGCAGCCGTCGGCGCCGTGCTGTCTTGAATGTGCTTCACAGCCTTGACATCGTTGCTCGGTTCAAAGCCTTCTTGCGTGCGCACAGCGAGCTTAATCTTGAGTGGGATGCCGTGCAACTGATTGGAGTCTTGCAGGATGAAGACACCCGTTGCGTGGCAGTACGCCGAAAGCTGACGGTGTGCGATCTCCTTTGTTTTCTCAGCGTTGGCGCCAGCGTTCCACAGGTTAAGGCGGTCAAAGACCTTGCGGCCTTTGTATTCGCCATCGATGATCTCGATGTCCAGTTGCAGGTAGCCGCTGACATTGTCTTTCGTCGGCTTGGCTTCGCTGTTGATGATGCGCCCGTCATACCAGCCAGCAGGCAGCGGCTCGAAAGCCTCTTGTGGATTGACTGTGTTGGCGTCGAATGGTGTTTGGAAAAGTTGCATGGTCTTACTTGCCTCCTGTGATCTTGTTGATGATTGCTGTCAGGTTTGGTTGCTCGAAAGGATCGAGACAGCCTGACCTGTCTTTACCCTCGTATTGGTAATCGGCTTGTGTGCAGATCACGTGCTGTTTCTTGCCTTGTTGATCTCGCGCCACAATTAGCCGAAATACTTCATCAAACAAATAAGGTAACTGTTGTCCTAGTTTCTGGCCCGGCATCATCGGCTGAAAGCGCATGCTGCCTGACGCTTCGTCTTTCGCCCACTCCTCTTTCGCTGTAATGTAGACGTGCTTGCCTTGGATGTCGCGGAATGCGCGTAACAGTTGCATAAGCTTGTCCAGCAATTCGCCGTACGCTTTGCGCGGATCTTTGTTGCTCACCTTCAGCGTTTGCAACAATACCTCGGCTATTTCCGTCGAGGAGTCAATACATATTGTGGCAAATTGCTTTGCCTCCGCTGAGCCTGTTACCCACCGCCACACCTCACCGATGTCTTCCAACGAATGCACAGCTGCGCCGGGAATTTTGTAGCGGGCCAGTGACAACAAGCCAGCCTCTGCCGAGATCACAAATGGCGAGGGCGCTGTTGCACACAACGTGGTCTTACCCGTTCCGCCAACACCGTAGCCGAGTATCTTTACGCCATTGCGTGCAACCTGATCTGTCGTCAACCATTGGATCATAGTGCCAGTTCCTTTCGTTCTGCTTGCTCGGCTTCGCGCACATTCGCGTCGGCGATAGCTTGCTCAATTTCGGCGTCTTGCAGCGCTTTCCGCGCGTCTACCAGCCGTTGCCTCGCAATTGAGCGGCGACGCGTCGCTTTCAGCAATTCTTCAGAAATCACGCGCTTATCTGCGTGTAGCGCGGCCAATTGTAAAACAGCCAAACGGCGACGAGGCCGACGGAATCAAGGCTCCAGTCAAATTCCCAATGCAAGCCGTGCTTGTCGCTCCAATGGTAGATCTTCACGGCTGCACCTTCGGCGGCACGCGTTCAAGCGTCGGCAGTCCTGGCGTTGTCGTCAAGCACTGATCGAAGATGGCGCGCGCCTCTGCTGTCAGCTCGCGATATTCTTTCGTAATAAGTGACGGTTTCCAGTCGATCAACTTGTCCAGCGACTGGTGCAGCGCTTTAAGCGGAGCACGCAGCGACTCAACAACCTTGACGTCAATCTTGCGCGTGTAGCTGATAGAGCGCTTGATTGTCCAGCCGTCGACTTCGATAGAGCACGTGCCTTCGTCGGGCGGTAGCGACGTCGCGAGCGCTTCGCACGCAGCCTTGCGTGCTTTCTGCTCAGCGTCAATTAGTAGCTTGGCGTGCTTGGCGGCTTCGCTGGCTGCGTACCAGGCGGCGAGTGCGTGCTGCTGTGCTGGGGTGAGGTTCACGATTGCACCTCCGCATACGTTGCATGGAAATTGTCACGCGCAGAAGCGCAACCTGACGAGTGCCCTAGTTGCACGCATGTTCCGGCAGCAATCGCCTTGCGTCGGCTGCGGTAGGAGCTGCGTGCGTCGCCGTCGATGCAGTAAACCATGATCGTTCGTCCGTGGTTAAGCGCTTCAAATTTTGCCAGTTTCGCGCGTTGTCCGGCGCTCGTGCAAATTTCGTTGTTGATCGTCATAGCTGGGGCTCCTTTGCTGGGGTTTTTCGATCCTGACCTGACGGTTGTAGTATGCCGCGAAACTGCTGTCAAGAAAATCGTACGCTTTTTTTCAACGTAGAATTTTCTGGCCACGTTCGCGAAAAAAGACGATACTCCCGAGCTATGCCCGGACGCAAGGAAGAAACACCTACGAGTTCTCTACACCTGACCACATTGGATTTGCTGAAATCCTCGAAGGAAACGACGTTTTTAATCGCTGTAGCAACAGGCCTCACCTACTCCTGGGTAGCCGCGTTTCGCGGGGATCGTATGCCTGACCCATCGGTCAGGCGCGTGCAAAAACTCTACGAGTACCTAACAGGAAAACCGCTCAAGCTGGCGCGATAGCCCATGCTTGCTGCATGGCTCGCATCGAACAGAATAGCCGCGCTGTATGTTGACTATATGCCTTGCAAACAACTTAGCGTTTCAGATCGTGTCGCTACTCCGCCGCAGTTTGCAGACGTGTTGCTAGCACTCGCACGAGGTAGCAAATGAGAGCACGTATTCCCGCAGAGCTGCGCAGCCTCGCGCAGTGGGTTTGCTGCCGTCCTGACAAAATACCGCTCGACCCGCGCACGGGCCAGCGAGCAAGCGTCACAGACCACGCAACATGGGGCACATTCGAGCAAGCACTAGCCTCTCAATTGTGGACTGGATTTGTCCTTAATTCAGATCCGTATACCGTGATCGATCTGGACGACAAAGGCAACAACACGCGCGAACAACAAGACGTGCACGCGCGCATCTTGTCGGCATTCAGCGACACGTATATCGAGCGCTCGATCAACGGTCGCGGTTTTCACATATGGTGTCGCGGCCGGCTGCCTGAGGCAATCAAGCGCGACTCTGTCGAAATCTACACGCAAGACAGATACATGATTTGCACAGGCGACGTCGCAAACGACAAACCCATTGTAGACAAGCAACGCCTGTTGTTGCAATTAGCGGGCGAGATGAAGCCTCGAGCATCCTCGAGCTTTGCAGATCAGGCGGCCAAGCTCGAGGATGACGACATTTGGCGCATGGCCAGCACAGCGGCGAACGCTGACAAATTCATCGGGCTATGCGAGGGCGCTTGGTCTGCGATGGGCTATCCTTCACAGTCAGAAGCCGACGAGGCGTTGCTATCCATTCTCGCGTTCTATTCAAAGTCCAACGAGCAATGCACTCGCATGTTCAGGCAAACAGCACTCGGCGCCCGCAAGAAAGCCGAGCGCAACGATTACATGGCGCGCTCGCTAAAGCGCGCGCGCTCGACAGAAATCGCGCCGGTAGATTTGTCGATGCTCGCGAGCCCCATCAATTCCGCGACTATTGCAGGCCAAGCCAAAGCATTCGCACGTCCGCCAGGCATCGTCGGCGACGTCGCCGATTACATCTATGCGGCGGCAGTGCGCCCCGTGCCTGAAATTGCGCTAGCCGGCGCAATTGCGCTCGTTGCCGGTGTTGTTGGGCGCTCTTACAATATCAGCTCAACAGGGTTGAATCAGTACATCATTTGTCTTGCACCAACAGGCACAGGCAAAGAAGGCGCGGCACAGGGCATTGACAAGCTAATCACAGCCGTGCGGCAAGTGGTGCCGTCAATCGACACGTTCATAGGCCCGCGCTCATTTGCGTCAGGCCAAGGGCTTGTGCGCACGCTTGAGAACCATCCATGCTTCGTGGCCATACTCGGCGAAGTCGGCTTGACGTTGCAGCAGATTTGCGATCCGAGCCCTAATAGCTCGCACCTTGCTTTGCGCCAGATGCTTTTAGATCTCTACTCAAAGTCAGGTTGGGCGCAGCACTTCCGCAGCACCGTCTACAGCGACAAAGACAAGAACACGAAGGAAGTGCAAAGCCCCGCCGTCTCACTTTTCGGCGAATCAACCCCGGAAGTGTTTTTCGATAGCTTGTCGGCCACGCATATTGCTTCAGGTTTGATCCCGCGCTTCTCGATTGTGGAATACACCGGTTTGCGCGTGCCAATCAACACTGCAAGCAACGTACAGCCGCCGAAAGACCTGGTTGACCGCTTCGCGCAGCTCGCGGCTGTAGCGCTCGCTAGCCAGCAAAACCGCACGTGCCTTCCTGTCTCGATAGACGAAGACGCGCAAGCGCTGCTAGATGCTTTCAACGTAGAGGTAGACGCCAAGATTAACGAAGCAGGCGGCGAAGTAGAACGGCAGTTGTGGAACCGCGCACATTTGAAAGCGCTCAAGATGTCTGCTTTGCTAGCCGTCGGGGAGAACGCGCATTATCCACAAGTAACAGCTTTGCACTCGCAGTGGTCGATTGATTTTGTAAACCGTGACGTAGGCGGAACCGTCACGCACTTTGCTTCCGGTTCGGTAGGCACAGGAGATCACAGACTAGGCCACGAGGTGCGCAAAGCATTTGCGGCGTATCGAAAGCTAACGCCGCAACAGCGTGCAGCCTACAAGGTTCCGCAGTCGTTGCTTGAGCAACCTATTGCGCCTTACAGCTATTTTGTGCGTAGATTGCAAAAGCGCGGACCTTTTCAGGAAGATCGCAGAGGCGCGAGCAAAGCGCTAGTTGAGACACTAAACAATCTAGTGACGGAAGGTGTACTAAACCGCGTGCCTCCGCAAGAGGCCGCCTCGCGCTTTAGCTCGACAGTGCCTCTCTATTACGCAGGCGACGGCTGGTACGAATAACAAAGGAGAATCCAATGTGTGACAGCAGCTGCAAAGCTAGCCTTAAAGTAACGCGAATGCGTCATCGCCTTAATATCGCGGCTATCCCCTCTATCCCCTATATTTATGCACTTTTGAGTGCAAGTATGCGAAATCAGGAGGGGATAGGGGAGAAGATTTTGAGAGGGGGCCACCGAGGGGGTACCCATGCCGCGAATGCGTCAAACGCACTTTCAAAATCGCGTTATCCCGCTACCCTGAACACCGTCTCCCCTATCCCCCTATTTGTATAGTAGCATAAATGTACTTACTATTATATATTATATATATAAATATATATATTTTCTTTATATATAGGGGGATAGCATAGGGGATAGAGTAGGGGATAGAGTAACTTTGTAGCTATCCCCCTATTTGTGGGGGAATAGCGGAGCAAATAACAAAGGAGCAAATCATGTGTGACGACTGTGCGAAGCTGCAAGAGCAAGTGAACTCGGCAAACAACTACAACCTATGCACCGTGGAATTGCTAGCTAAGCTTGTGCACAAAGCAGGACTGTCAAAAGCGAGTGTCGCTAAGCTTGACGTGCACAAGACGCTACAAGAAGTGACGCAAGCATTCGACAGCGCAGTAGTAGCGCAAGCAAAGAAGGAAGCTTCGCAGCAAGATGCTGTTGCAATGAACGAAGCGTTCGAGGAGTTGCCGGAAGTGTGGAGTCAAGCAGAAAGCCTGGCGTGGTTGCAAGCGACTACGCTTGACCCACAGCAGATTGACAACATGGTTGAGCTATTCGAGCTGATAGGTTTCACAACACAGCGCTTGCAGTTTGTGCTAACATCGGCAGACATGGCGCACGCGCTACATCGCTGCGGCTAATTGTGGACAACAAACGACTTGACAAAGGAGCAAAGACAATGGCCAAAGCAAGTAGAGATAAAGGCGCAAAGTTTCGTGTGGTGCATATTGCTCTTGAGCAAGGTTTTTACGACATAGCGGAGTTGTGTCTATTAGTAAGAGAACTTCCATTCTGTGCAGGTATAAGTGCAATGTACGGGCACACTATGCTTCGTTTCGAGATACCATTCAGCAGTAAGAAAGCAGGTACTTGTGGGCAAAATGGCACGCGATAAAGGCGCACGTGGCGAGCGCGAAGTAATCGACCTATTGCAACCTATTGTGGACACCGCATACCACGCTGCCGGCCTTGAGCCGCCACAGCTTAAGCGCACAAGCTCGATGCAAGCGGACGGAGGCGGCTGCGACGTGCATGGCCTGCCTTGGCTAGCATTAGAGGTAAAGCGCCAGGAAGCTCTTCTACCAGAAGCCTGGTACCGTCAATGTGTGCAGCAAGCAACACGCGACCAGTTGCCTGTGCTGATCTATCGACAAAGTAAGCACCCTTGGCGTGTGAGGCTTCTTGTGCAAATAGCTGTTACCAATACACTTGTAGTAGCCGACATTTCAATCGGCGACTTCTTGTCTTATTTTGCAGAAGTGCTAGCTCTGTCGCTAAGGAGTAACCATGCGAACCTGTAGCGTATGCTTTGCTGTTGTCGGTAAATATAAGCGTTGCTGCGCAGCTTGCGGCAGCACGCAAGTCGTTCGCACGACTGCCGGCCCGAAGACACCGTGCACGTCCGCAGCAGACGCGCGATTGCTCGCTGGCATGCACGGGCCTGCTTGCGTGTGCGGACTGCGCGGTCCGCACGAGTGCACACGCACGACGGAATGGAAGCAAGACACACTGTCGCTGCTCGCAATGAGGCAACGGTGAGGGCGCACAACTGCTGGCAATGCACTTCGGGATGGGTGCCGGGCATGCCTAAGACGTTCGCGCCTTGGTGCCAGGGCTGCCAGGACAAGAAGGCAGCAGGCAAGCGCACAGGCGAGGAGCCTCTTCCGCTGCGGTACGGGCGCAAGCATGTAGACAACGAAAAGCGCTACAAAGCCGAGCTTGCTGGGCGCTTGCGTTCGCGCGTGATTGCGCCTGATTGATGCTAGATTTGACGGCGGCACTCTGCACGGCGTATGCTCGCTGATTGTATGCCTCGGCGGACAGTCAATCAGCGTATCAAGCTACCCCGCGCACAAGGCGGGGTAGATCCGCAGGTGCGTGCGCAAATGGATCGCTTTGTCGAGGGTCAGCTGATGGGCCTAGGTAGCTGCCAGGCGGCCGTGTTCGCCGGTGTAAGCTCGCGTTCGGCAGCGCGCACAGGGCACAAGTACAAGACGGATCCGTACGTGCGCGAACGCTTCGCACAGTTGCGGGAGAAGCTAGATCGCGATCAGATTTGCAGTTTTGCCGAGCTGGCGCTAAACGTGAAGTCGATGGCGTTTGACGAGATTGCGGCGTACAACGACCGCATACGCGCGTCGGCACTTATGGCCAATCTCATGGGTCACAACGCGCCCGCGCGCGTAGCGACGACGGTCAACGGTGGCGTGCTCCTGTTGCCAGTCGCCGAAAGCATGGAACAATGGGAAAGTCAAGCAATAGCTGCACAGGCAGCATTGCAGAAAGAAGTGGAGCAGGATGTTAACCGATGACGAACTAGCCGAAGCGTGCGAGGTGCTGGTTGAGCATGAGGGCTTGGTTCCCTGGCTCTATTGCGATCTTCGCGGCTTCGTCACTGTCGGAGTCGGCGACAAAGTGACATCGGCTTCTGTGCTGACGATGCCCTTCGATCACTTGGCCGACGGAAGTCACCCCACAGCCGAGGAAAGAAGTCAAGCATTCATTCGCGTGCAAAATCACTTTGCAAAAGGCTTGACGGCGCAAGCGTATCGCGCTGTGAGCGACTTGCGGCTACCCGTCGAATTCTGCAAGCGGCGCCTTGCTCACAGAGTGACGCGCGAATTCGTGCCAGCAATTGAAAAGCACTGCCCGCAGTTTGCAGATTTCCCGACGCCGGCAAAGCTAGTGCTTGTGGACATCGCCTACAATGTCGGCACCGCTGGCTTTGCTGCTTTTGTGTCGCTAATTGCAGACTGCAATAGTCTGCATTTTGCGAATGCTGCTGAGCAGGTGCACACAGCAAAGGACGGAGAAGATCTGAGCAACCCCGAGACGTGGGGCCGGCGCAATATGTGGCGAGGCGACATGATGCTGCAAGCGTCGCGCACGACGATGGTTAGCTAAATGGATAATCCATTCGGCGTCATCGAAAAGCTAAACGAAGTAGAGCAAGCTGAGTTTGATGCCCTCGACAACACACCGCCACCCGAAGCGTTGCTGAAAGAGTTGCGCAAGCCCGCGTCGGTTGGTTGGGTGCGCAAGTACGTTGCGACTCATTCACGTTGGTGCCCGGCGCAGCGGATGTTACGCCGCTTGGGCGTAGCAGCCTTAGTATTGACTGGCGCTGTGCTTGCTCTCAATATCTTTGGTGCATTGTCGGCTAAAGCAATGTTTAAAGAGGCTGTTCGTGACGGTGTTCGCGCGGAGATGAAGGAAGCGATCAAGCAAGAAGTAAAAGACGCGCTGAAAGAGTTAGGCTTGATTAATACGCAATTGCTTGACTTGCAGAATCGCAAGCTAGCACAGGTTGCTGATAAGTGACTTCCTTGCTGATCGGTTGTGCGTTGCTGGCATTGTTGGCGGGTGGTATTTTTCTTTGGGGGCTGTACTACTACCACAAAGCCGCGTATTTAGTTAGCAAGGCGCAACACCGCAGTTTGAACAGAGAATACAAGCTGCGCAAAGAACGCGAGTCTGGCGTTGTTGCAGGCAAGTCGAGTACGACTGACACAACGAAGGTAATAACCAAGCAACGAAAGGAAACGAGCAAATGACGGACACGAGAGTTATTCGGCAAGGCTTGCAAACGCTGTGCGGGCTCGCAATGATTGTGCTACCTGTTGCGCTCGCCGTGCCGTTTGACTGGCGCGCGTTGGTTAGCGCTACACTTGGCGGGATCATGACGCTGCTAACAAACCCGCGCCTGGTTCCGGGCGTGCGTGTTGCCATGCCTGATGCTGGAAGTTCTACTTTTGTGCCGCCCAATTTGTCAGATAATCGCGATAGGACGAGAGGTCACGCTACACCAACGATCTTGCTTTTGCTTGCGTTCGCGATTCTGGCAATCGGCACTGTGTTTCTAATCGCACTGCCGGCGGACGCCGCAGAACTTGCGCAACCGTTGCCGGGAAATGGCGTTGTGCTGTCGATCCCCGTGCCGCCAAACACAGGGACGGCTGCGCCTATTGATACCGGCTGCGAATGGCAGCGGGTTTCTCCTCTCGTCTACCGATGCGGAAAGCTTACATTACAACCTGCTTTCGCTGCGGCTGCTGGGCAGCTCAACTTGCGCAAAGCAATTGACGACGGATTCGACAGTGCTTATCAGCGCGTGTCCTTCCTTGCTGGTTACGGATTCACGTATCACGGCGACAGCGTGACCATGGGCGCATCCGTTTACGGCGGTGCGGGAGTCGCGAGTAATCAGCCGAATGCGCCGCAAGCAAACGCTTTGCTTACCTTCTGGGATATTCTGGCAGTTGGCCCCGGAGTTACCACATTCAAGGAACCTAGCGGCAAGCGCGTCTATCAAATGCTGTTGTCGCTCGCCGTGAACTACAGTGCTGGAGGTACGACAGCGAAGATTTTACCGATGCTCGATAAGATCGTCGAGTGGTGTGCAGACGGCGCCGTGTGCGCGGTGCCGTAGCATGCGCCGGTATCTGCTTTGGCTCGCGATTGCGGCCGCTGTAGCGCTTGTCGGCTGTCCACAGGTCGCGCGCCCACAGTGGCCGTATCAGCGCGCCTTGCAGCGATTGTGCGAGCAACACGGTATTTCGACGATCTTGTGCGCGAAGCACGAAAGCGCAGACTGTTACCGCGCCTGACGGATTCAGGCAGAAAGAAGGATTGAAATGCACTACAGAAATGGAAGAGAAGCGAAGAATGGCGACAAGGTTGTTGTATTCACCAACGGGGGGCCTGTTGCCGGTATCCTTTACGACGCAGTAGCTGGAAACGACTATTGCAACGGCAAGATCGCTCCGATTTCGCCGCATGATCTGATGCCAAACCTGAAAGAGTGCTTGCACGTTGACGACGTGCTAAACGCTGTTGCAGAGTTGCCCGGCGTAAAGACGTCGTAGCAAATGCAGCAAGCGCCTAAATGCAAACAGTAGCCTGGAAGCCGCTAGGGACCGTTGCTGTGCAAGACAGCAACAGCGCTTGGCGCTTGCAAATCAAGCGCGTTACCGGGCAATTGCTGGCTATTCAGTGCAAGTGCAACCACGTTTTCTTTCACGGTGCGCGAGGTCGCGGCTCGACCGAGGCGCAGTTGATGGCTTATCGGCGCTACGTCGGTGCTGGCTACGGCTCGCACTGGCGCGGCGTCGTGTTTGATCGCGAATACAAGAACCTTGACGACGTGGTTGCAAAGTCGCGTCGCTTGTTCAACGGGCGCGGCGACGGTGCAGAGTTTCTTGCAAGTCGCAGCGATTACAAATGGCGGTGGCCGACCGGCGAGGAGTTGATGATCCGCCAGATCAAGAAGGAATCCGACTATTGGCTATATCACGGTCAAGAGTTTCCATTCATCGGCTGGAATGAACTACCGAAGTATCCGACGCCTTCACTATACGACGCGATGGGAAGCTGTAACCGTAGCGGCTTCACAACAGCAGAGCATTACGCGCGCACAGGTTTGATATTGCCTTCAATTCCGCTGCACACGTTCGCAACCGGAAACCCCTTTGGGCCTGGCCACACGTGGGTAAAGAAGCGTTTTATTGATGCTGCGCCGGCTGGCAAGATTATATACACGACAACGCTAGTCTTCAATCCACAGACGCAGCAACGCGAACCTGTGACAACGTCGCAGGTCGCAATCTTCGGTAGCTGGCGCGAAAATGAGCACTTAGATCCACAGTACGTCGCGGGCCTTGAGCGCATGACAGACAAGGATAAGCAAAAGGCTTGGCGAGACGGAAACTGGAACATACTCGGCGGCGGCTCTTATGCCATAGGCGATTTGTGGAAACAGTCTGTACACGTGCGGCCGCGCTTCCGCGTGCCTGCCGGCTGCAACGTATACCGCGCACTCGATTGGGGTACTACGAAGCCGTTCTCAGTCGGTTGGTGGATGAAGGCAAACGGCGAAGATATCAAGACGCTTGACGGCTCGACGTGGTGTCCACAGCCTAACAGTCTTGTCCGCATTGCTGAGTGGTATGGTAGCGAAGACATCGGAAGCAACATCGGATTGCGTTTGACAGGCGGGGCAGCAGGCCGCGGAATTGCAGAGCGCGAATCTGCGCTGTTAGCAAACGGTTGGATCGCTAGTCCCGTGTGGGCCGGTCCTGCTGACAACAACATTTTCAGCACTGGCGACAATCTAGCGGCGGACTCAATTGCGAAGCAAATGGAAGCGGAAGGCGTCACCTGGACACGCGCCAACAAGGCGCCTGGCTCGCGCAAGCTCGGACTAGACTTGATTCGTACACGTCTTGAAAATTCACTACGCGGCGAGGGGCCGGGCCTGTACTATACGGACAACTGCCGTGCGGCGATTGCGCTCAATCCGACACTTCCGCGTGACGAAGAAAAGACAGACGAAGTAGACACAGAATGCGAAGACCATTTGCACGACGAAGAGCGATATATGGTGCTTGATAGCGGCGATTCTGCGGCGACTTCAATCGACATCCAATTTGTGAGGTAAATCCGATGCCATCTGCAAACATTGACGCTAATTACATCCTGCCCGAAGTCGTGTATCGTCGGCTTGACTGGCAACTGATTGAAGACTGCCTAGCGGGCGAGCGTGCGATCAAGCTGCGCGATTTTAGTCACATGAACTCGCAGAGTACAAACACGAATGACGTCTACATTCCAGGCAGCAACAGCAACACAATCAGGGCACGAGGTACAACCTACCTTCCGGTGCCCAATCCCGACGATCTGTCGCTGGAAAACGTCAAGCGCTATCAGCAGTACGTAATGCGCGCCGTGTTCTACAATGTCGCCAAGCGCACGCATTCTGGATTGACGTCGCTCGCATTTGTGGACAAGCCTGTTATTGAGTTGCCGCCAGGATTGCAACTGTTGCTTGACGACGTGAACGGCGCAGGCTTGACACTTGAGCAACAGTTGCGCGAAATACTTGACGGTGTTGCGGCGCATGGGCGCTTCGGTTTGTTTGTCGACTTCCCGCCAGTTGAGAAGCCTGTCAGTCAGAGCGAAATCGCAGGCTCAACAACACTGCGCCCAATCATTCGCACATATAAGCCTTGGGACATCATCAATTGGGATGAAGTTGTGGTAGGTGCGCGCAAGGTGCCTTCGCTTGTTGTACTCGCCGAACGCTACACACAGCGGGCAGACGACGGCTTTAGCGTCGAGGTGGGCAACCAATGGCGCGTGCTGCGTCTGACACAAGCGGGGTACACTGTCACGGTATACAAAGAAGCCGTTGGCGAAGGAACCAACAGCGAAACGACGTATCTTCCGCGTGACAAAGCGGGAAAGCCGTTGACGGAAATTCCCTTCATCGCTTGCGGCGCCACAAACAACGATCTGTGTATTGATGATCCGCCTATGCTCGATATTTGTACAATGAATATTGCGCATTATCGCAACAGTGCCGACTACGAAGAATCGGTATTCATGTGCGGACAGCCAACGCCTACGCTGACAGGCATGACAAAGGATTGGTGGGAAAACGTACTAAACAAGACTGTGCGTTTCGGCTCACGATCTGCCGTGCCGTTACCGCCTAATTCTGAATTGAAGTTAGTACAAGCGGAGCCTAACGGACTTGTGCGCGAGGCGATGCAGGACAAAGAACGTCAGATGGTAGCACTCGGCGCGCGGCTCATTCAAACAAAGCAGGTACAGCGTACAGCAACCGAAGCCAAGATCGAAACCGCTAGCGAAATGTCAATACTCACTGCGTGTGCGAGCAATGTTTCTGCCGCGTATACGAAATGTATGCAATGGGCCGGATTGTTTGCAGGCGTTGCTGAGCCGTCGACAATTGAGTTACATCCTAACTCGGAATTGGAACGCTTGACCACGACAGACGAGCGCGCGGCGCTGATTGCAGATTTGCAAGCGGGTACTCTTTCGTTTACTGAAGTACGCGACAGCCTGCGCAGTGCTGGACTTGCGACGGAAGATGACGAAGAAGTAAAAGCAGCAAAAGACGTTAAAGACGCTGCGACGGCAAAAGCTGCAAAGGAGGCGCTTGCTGCGAAAGTTGACAACAAAGGTACGATGCCGGTAGGTTCGCCGGTTGTTCCGTAGACACCAAAGGAGGCTCCCATGTTGAAAGCAGTGATCGACAAACTAGAAGACGTAGCCGAAGCCGTGCGCGGCGAATACAAAGCGGGGGAAGGCGGCAAGTTCTTCCTTGACGTCACGGGCCTGGAAGAAGGCACAGGTCATCCCGCCGTAGGTGAGCTCGTGCGTGCAAAGAAGCGTGAAGCCGACGAAGCCACGAAGCACGCGACGACAGCGGCCAAACTCAAAACGGAGCTTGCCGAAGCGAACGAAGCCTTGCACAAGCGCTTGCAGGGCAAGGTCGACAAGAGCGATCACGAAGCGCTGCAAGCGAGCTACGAAAAAAAGATCAAGGATGCGACGGACGAATGGACGGCGAAAATCAACGGACGCGACGCCATCATTCGCGCCAAGTTTGTTGAAAGCGAGGCGCTCAGCCTTGCAAAAGGGATCGCACTCGACGACAACGCGGCCGACTTGCTTTCTGAATCTGTGCAGCGGCGCCTTTCTGTGGAAATCACCACAGAAGGCGAGGCGGTTACTCGCGTGCTTGGGCCTGATGGCAAGCCTTCGGCGGCGTCGCTTGACGACTTGAAAAAAGAAATAGTTGCAACACCGAAGTATCACGCGCTACTATCTGGATCGAAAGCCAGCGGCAGCGGTGCTGCTTCTGGTAGCTCTGGTGGCGGTGCCCCGAGCGGCAAAGTAAAGAATATGGCGACGATGACGCCTGCTGAATTGGTGGCAGCCGTCGACGCCAAGCGAGCCGCCGGATAGCACACAGCCTGTTGCTGTATCCTCCGACGGCGTACACAAACCCTCGGAGGATATACATGGTCGCGAACGCTCTTTCAGCACTTGCACTCTTTGAACAGTACGCCTACTCGGTGTCCACGGAAGTTGTGGATCAACAGGTGGGGCTGTTTAACGCCGCTTCTCGCGGCGCCATCGTCTTGCAGTCAGGCAACAACGAAGGCGATTTTTCGCAGCTTGCCAAGTACGCGCTGATTGCCGATCTGGTTGGATCGCGCGACGCCTACAGCGACGACGCTGTGGCTGCTGTCGACGTTGCCCGTCTCGTCGAAATCTCGGTCAAGGTTGCTTGGGGCACGCCGCCTATCAACATCGATCAGCATCTTTGGACGTGGATACAGAAGTCGCCTGCCGAAGCTGGCGCGTTTATCGGTCAACAGCTTGCTGTCGGTGTCATGCAGCGCAAGCTCAACCTTGCTCTGACGGCGCTTGTCGCTGGCTTGACCGGCGTCGCTTCCACCAACGTGTTCGACAACACCGGCACGGGCGTTGTCACGTTGACGGCACTCAACACGACTTCCGCCAAGCTCGGAGATCGTGCGCAGTCGCTTGTCGCGTGGATCATGCACAGCAAGTCCGTGCATGATCTGTATGCAGGCGCAATCACCGGCAGCAACTTCCTTTTCAAGTTTGCCGACATCAACATTCGCGAAGATGGCTTCGGGCGGATCATCGTCGTGACGGACGCGCCGATCTTGTCGTACACGTCGAGCGGCACTAAGTATCGTTCACTGGGCCTTGTGCCCGGCGCCGCGCTGCTTGTTGACAACTCCGCTGATTCGCGCGTGAACACGTTCACGAGCAACGGACGCACCAATATTAAGGACACCTACCAGGCGCAGGGCTCTTTCAACCTTGGGATCAAGGGCTTTAAGTGGGACACCGCCGCTGGGGGCAAGAGCCCCAATGATGCGGCGTTGGCTGTGTCGACGAATTGGGACAAGGCCGCCACTTCCGTCAAGGATTTGGCCGGCGTGATGCTGCTCTCTACCTGATTGTTTTGTCGACTACTAGCGCAGTTTGCTCCTTTGCTGCGCTAGTAGTCGACACCTTACTTCGGAGATTTGAACACATGCAAAAGATTGCTCTATTTTCGTCCGTTGCGTTTGTGCTACTTGTTGCTGCTTTTGCAGTTGCTGCGCCAAAACGCATTTTGTATTTTACGTCAGGAATCGCGCCGACGACAGGTCAAGCCGCCGAAATTGCGAAGCTGATTGCGATCACGCCTGCGGCTTTTGAAGTGCGTATCTTGAACGGTCAGCAGACTTCTGCAAAGAAGCGCGTGGCCGCCGACTACGTTGCCGGCGCAATTCCGCCGACGTATCGTGACGGCGGCATCGACTCAGGCACATCGCTTTACACGATCATCGATCCGAACAATCCACCCGCACCCAATACGCTGCCAGCAACACAGGCTGTCGTATACAACGGCCAGGTTATTAGCTACGGCGGGCACACGTACACGTTCACCGTTGCGGCTAACGCTGTTACTGCAATTGCCTACCAGTAAGGAGCACCGTGGGAAAAGGACAAAAAGGGTTATATTTCATCGCAGGCGTCGCGCCTACGGACAAAGAAAGAGCAGAAGCGGCGTCGCTTGGGATCAAGGCATTCCGCAATGCCGAGCTTGCAGGCGCTACGCGTGTTGAGCGTTGCGACGTTGCGGCGGGTTTGGTGCCTGCTGCTTACAACGGCTTTCCCGGCGTGCAGGTTGTGAAGGCTGCGCCGACGGCTGACGAATTAGCAGCCAAGGCGAAAGCTGAAGCCGAAGCGAAGGCGCAAGCGGAAGCCGACGCATTGAAGAACAAGCGAAGGTAGAGGGGTTTGCGCGTGTCACTGACGGTAGAAAATGGAAGCCTCCTGGACGAAGCTAATAGCTACGTTTCCGTCAGTGACACGCGCACGTTTGCAACTGCGCGAGGGATCACGTTGCCTGCAACAGACGCGGCGGTTGAAGTGCTGTTGACTAAGGCGCTCGACTACATCGAAGCGCTACGCGCAGAGTTTCAAGGCAACAAGCTGTCCGCCGCGCAGTCGCTACAGTGGCCGCGCACAGGTGTCATTGTGGACGGCTTCCCTGTGGACACAAACGAGATTCCCGATGTGCTGCCGAAGGCGCAGGCGCAGCTCGCTTGCGACGTATACGCACTCGGCACGCTGATGCCTGTTGGCGACGGGCGTGTTGTGATTGAGGAGCGCGTAGACGGCGCAGTTGATATCAAGTATGCCGACCACGGAGACAACAACCCGCAACCACAATTGACGGCTGCGCGCCATCTGCTTGCGCCTCTGCTCCTCGGCGGTGAATCTGTTGGCTTTGGCGTTTCGGTGCGCGTATGAACTATCCCGCCTTAGCCTCGACCGCACAACGCCTGCTAAAGAGCGCGGGGCGTACGATTACAATCAAGCGCTACACACCCTCACGCAACGGTACAACGGGCGTTGTCGGCAAAGGCGGTTACACGGCGTTGGCCGCGCCCTTTGCAGTTGAATTGCCTGCTGCAAAAGGTTTGCAAGTGTTCGAGTCTCAAATCAAAGCTGAGTCGCTTGTAATACAGCAACTTCGCTTCTTTGTGATTGAGGCTGTTGGGCAAACGTTCGCGCCGTTGCCGCAAGACGAAGCCGAGATTGACGGCGCTGTGTGGCCGATTAAAGGCGTGAACGGCTGCACGCCAGCGACGGTTCCGCTCACCTACAACATCATGGTAGGCAAGTGAGTTTTGCACTAGACATAGCGAAGTTTTCCAACGACGCAATTGCAGCCGTTGAAAACACGCGGCGCATTTTCATCGGCAATTTGTGCCTTCGGATCATCGACAGAACACCCGTGCTCAGCGGGCACCTTAAGGGCAACTGGCAGCCGAGCATCGGCGCGGCCGAGAATGACGAAGTGCCACGCGCATCGAAAGACGGCGCTTTCGTCAAGCAACTTGTGCTTGACGTGCTTGCTCGGCTCAAAGGCGACGAGATTTTCTACCTGAGCAACAACGCGCCTTATGTGATCGTGATTGAGTACGAAGGCCACAGCAGCGTGAAGGCACCTGACGGTATGGTGCGGATCTCCCTCGCCGAAGTTGGCGCGCTTGTTAACGAAGCAATGCGTGACGGTGGCCTGTGAGTTTCGCCGCCGCACAGCTCGCCGTCGACGTGCAGCTTGCAACGCCGCTGGCGGCCTTCGGTGAACTTGTGCAGTGGCCGAACGGCCCTACAATCAAGCCTGACGGCGCAGCCTACGCTGAAGTTTTCCACATGCCTGCAAGCACGTTTGTGGACACGCTTGGACAGCACGGGCGCGACTTAATTCCTGGCGTGACACAAGTGAATCTTTACTACCCGCTTGCAAGCGGCAACAGTCAAGCCGCCGTCGACGTCGATACTTTTCGAGTGTCGTTTGTTGCAGGCCAGTGGCTCAACAACAACGGGCAGGCGGTGCTTGTTCGTTCGTGCGGTCCAGGACCGTCGAGACGTGATGGCAGTTATTTCAAAGCAATAGTCAGCATACAATGGGAAGCGCGCATTTCGCGCTGAAAGGATCACAATGTCCACAGGTGCAGCGCGAAGAATGGGAATTATTGCAGAGGCGTCTTACGGCGCGGGCGCGGGCGCGGCGCCTGCGTTTGACATCATGCTGGTGCGGTCGGGCGGTCCCGAGCTTACGACCGACACGCTCGAAGACGACACGATCAGAGGCGACTTTCAGCGCCAAAGCGTGCGCGTCGGTGCGCGCAAAGGTACGCTAGCCGTCAGTGATTGGCTTCGCTACGGCGCTTATGACGCTTGGTTGGAAGCGCTGCTAGGTGGTACGTGGACAGCAAACGTACTCAAAACAGGCATGACCCGTCGATCATTTGCGATTGAGGAGTATTTTGCCGATCTCGCGACGGCGGAAAACGAATATCACGAATGGGACGGTGTCGAGTTTTCTAGCCTCGATATCAAGGTTGCGCACAATCAGCTAGTGGCTGCTGATTTCGGCGGTGTCTGTCGCAACCTGACGCCTTCGACGTCAGCGATTGCAAGCTCCACATACAACGCTGCAAGCACCAATCAGCCGTTCAGCTTCAAAGATGCCAGCTTTACTGCTGACGGAAGTTCACTCGGTATCATCACGTCGTGGAGCTTGAAGATCGATCGCGGCTTGTCGCCTCGCTACGTCGCGAACGGCATCTATTCGCTGCGACCCGACAGCAAGGTGGTGAAGGTCAACGGCAGCATCGAAGTGTGGCTTGACGTTGGCGCTACGGCGCTGATCACAGCCTGGCTCGCCGAAACGCAAAAAGCACTTGGCCTGTCGTTGGTCGATCCTGCCGGCAATACGTTCGCAATCAGCGTTCCTGCGCTGCGATTTACGTCCGGTTCGCCTAAAGTAGCAGGCGACGGCTCAATCCCTGTTACGCTGAATTTTGAAGCGTACTACGACGGTGCTACATCGTCGCAGTTGACGATCACGCGCACGCCGCACGCGTAACCCGCACAAGCAAAGGGAGGCTTCCACTATGCAAATTAAAGAACTATTCACGCGGCAAAGGCACAACGAAGGCATGCGCGTCGAAATCAAAAGCGAAGCCGGCGCGGTGCTTGGCTGGCTTCGCGTTCGCGGCCTGGACTCGGACGCCTATCGAAGCGCACACGACGCCTTCAATCGCGAAATGGTGCGCTTCGCGGCGGCTGTGCGCAACAAGGCCGACGCGCCTCTGCTGACTGCCACACAAGCGGAGAAGGATGCGGCGGCGCTAGCCGAGCGCGTGGCGCTGGTTGCTGATTGGAGTTTTGACGACGCGTGCACGCCCGCCAACGTGACGACGCTGCTACAAGAAGCGCCTTTCATCAGCGACCAGATCTACTTTGCGGCGCATGACCGTGACCATTTTTTAGAGACAGCCTCTCCTGTTTCTATCGATGGGCCGAATACAAGCTCGGATGCGCAAAGCCAGCCACAGCAGGAGCAGGCCACACCCTAGCGGCGGCAGTCGAGGCTTACCGGGCACAGACGGGAAAACTACCGCCAGGACACGCAGAGGCGCCAGAGCCGCCGCCCGAGCTGCTGTATTTGTGGACTTTGTTTTGTGACCTGGCAACAGGCGAGGAGCTTACATATAGCGAGATTGATGCTTGCGCTAGAGTAACCGGCCGACAGTTTGCAACGTGGGAAGCCGAAGCATTACACGCCCTTGACAAACTACGAAGGAAAGTAGCCAATGAGTCAATCAGCACATCTTGAAGTAGTAGTTACTAGCAGCGGCGTCGTCAGTGCTGACAAGAATCTCAAGCAGCTCACTGCGACTTCGAAGGAAACAGAGACGCAACAACAGCACATGGCCGGCGTCTTTGCTGAAATTGCCGCAGCCGAAGAGAAGGTCATCAAGAATGCTGTAAACGCGGCTAAGCAAGCAGCCACCGAAAAAGTTGCAGCTATAAAGAAGGTCGACGACGAAGATGATCGCGCAGCAAAACGAACTGCGGATAGAGCTGCGAGAGAAAATGAGCGCTGGAATGATCTAAAGCAAAAGGCGCTTGCACGCGACGAAGCGCGCGCAGCCTCTGCTGAGCGCGCGGCGAAGCGTATTGCGGCGGCAGGCGGGCTTGACGGCGTGTTGCCTAAACGTCCGTCGCTTGGGCGCATTGAAGGTGCTGTCGGCGGAATCACTGAAGCGCTTCCCGGTGCTGCTTTGCTTGCAGGCGGTGCGGCGGGCATCGCCGCCGTGGGTGTTGAAAAGCTGTTTTCGACTATCGAATCCGGCAAAGACAAGATCACAGAAGCAGCGATTGAGATGGACAACCTGCGGGCGCGCATTGCAGGCGTTACGGGCGGCGCCGGTACGGCAAACGAAAAATTTGAAGAGCTAGAGTCGATGACTCTCGGCAAATTGCCTTCGACTGTGCGTGAAGTTTCGGAGGCTTTCGTATTTCTCGGCAATACAGGGCTTGCCAATTCGCGCGACGCTTTGAAGTCTTACAGCAACATCGCTGCACAAACCGGACACAGTCTAGGCGAAGTTACGTCGGCTGTTGAACACGCGACAATGGGAAGTTACAAGGGTTTGCGTGAGTACGGCATCAAGGTGCAGGCCGTAGGCGACGATCTGGCCGTTACATTTCGCGGTCATACTGAAACAATCGCTAATAGTTCAGAAGCGATTGAAGGCTATATGCAACGCCTCGGTAATGTCGAATTTGCCGGGGCTGTTGAACGGCAGATGGACACAATTGGCGGCTCAGTAAAGAAGCAACACGACGCTTGGGAAGACCTGATTGACACTGTAGCCAAGTCTTCGCTTGGGGATCTTATTAAGCAGGGAATGGACACCGCGACCGGTGCGGTCAACTCAGCGACCGAGGCGGTCAAGGTGCTTCTCGGTACGATGTCAAAGGCGCCGCCTCCGATCAAGATCGTCGAGGGTGGCAAAGGGTACGAAGACAGCATAGCGGCGGCAATGGACGCGCGCGCGAAAATAGCCGCCGCGAATGCCGCAAAGTACCCGGACGACCAAAAGATCGTCGCTTATGCCGCTCAAACGGCAGAAGATGCGCGCTCTGCGCACAAGACGGCAACGCTTGCACGCCAGGTAGAGGAGTGGCGCGCGGCAGAAGTTGCCAAATGGGAGGTGACTCGCAAATTTCTCGACGACCTTGATGGTCGTGCAATGACCAAAAAGCAGAGAGATAGGGCGAAGCTAGATGAAGACCTAGCCGGAATCCGGGAGCGGAAAGAAGCCGGATCGGAATTTGATGAAGCCGCCGCAATAGCGAACGCCAACGCAGCGTATCGAAATGCGACAACGAAGTCGCAAACAGGCTACACGCCCAACATAGGCACGTCGGAAGATTCAGGATACGCACGCTACCAGGCGATGCGTGTAAAGCAAGACGCAGACGACTTGCGCGCAGTCCACGAAGCGCTCAACAAGAAAGAAGACGCCGAGCGCGCTTTCTATGAGCACAACAAAGAAATACTTCTGGAAGCAAAAGGCGACCAAACGGCGGATCTGCAAGCGAACGAAATACAGTGGGAATTGTACCTCGCGAAGCTTTCCGATCTGAAAGCGAAAGCCGCACAAGAAGACGCTAGGAAAGAAGAGGAATTTCAAAAGCGCATTCGCCCCTTTGGTGAAAAGCCGCAGTCGCAGTCTATGGCCATCAACACGAAGTTTGAAGGCCAGCAAATCGACCTGCGGAACGCCTTCGGCGACAGACTGCAAGAAGACGCCAGCAATCCCTTTGCCGATGAAACGAAGATCGCGCAGCAAGAGAAGTACAAGGAAAAGTCGCTCGCTATCGAACGCGAACGCGTAAAGGAGATTGCAGCGCTCCACAGACAACTCGCTTTGCAGTCCACGCAAAACGCCGAAGCGATGTTTGGCAACCTCGCCGAAGCTGCAAAGAATTGGGGCGGCGAACAGAGCGAAGCCTACAAAGAGATGTTTGCAATCCAAAAGGCTTTCGGAGTTGCAACGGCCACGGTGTCAATGGGCATCGCCATTGGCAAAGCGGCTGAGCTAGGTTGGCCGGACGGCATTCCTCTTGCAATCGAAGCGGCGGCCGACGGTGCGAAAATTCTGTCAATGATCTCGTCTGCCAACTATGCCGGCGCGCACGACTTGGGCGGCGACATACCGGCCGGGAAGTGGGGCATTGCTGGCGAGTATGGTCCCGAGATCGTCAACGGGCCTGCGCACGTCGTAAGCCGCGCGGAAACAGCCAAGATGCTCGGCGGCGGCTCGCAATCACAAGCGCCGCAAAACTTGATGGTAAATCTAGGCTTCGATCTTCACGGCGAGATTGACCGCTACATGAGCAGCACGCGAGGCACAAAGACGCTCAATCGCCACATCACACAGAATGCACGCACCATTCGGGCGGTTGCGCGATGACGCTTGCGTGGCCCTTCAAACCACAGATGGATGTTGTTGAAACGCTCGAATGGCTGACCGACGTCCAACGCTGCAAGAAGGCCGAATACCGCCAAGCGCTTCGCCGCAAGCCGCGCATTAGCTATCAGCACAAGTACGTGCTAGATGCCGTGGACTACGGCGTGGCACGCGAGCTTGCGCGCACAATAGGCGGCGATCCTATGTACGTGCCCGATTGGTCCGTCGCGACTGTGGTGCCGACAATAAGCGCGGGCACTGTTTCGCTTCCGATTGACGTAACCTACGCGCCCGCCTACTATTCCGGCTTTGCGCTAGTGTGGGCGGGCGACTTCAGTTACGAAGTCGTTTCGGTTACAGGTTACGGTACGGGAACGATTGCAATCAGCGCGACGGTTAACGGGTACACGAACCCCGAGATCGTTCCTTTGCGCTTGGCAACTTTTGACCAGGAATTTGACGGCAATCTCGGGGCGCATCACTACACCGAAGCAAGCGCTGCTTTTACGGCTACGGCGACTGAGGACTTGGCGCTAGCAAGCGGCGGATTGTCCTATCCCACGTATTTGGGCGACCCTGTTGTGACGGATCCTGTTGAATTGATCAATAGTGTTAAAGAAGGCACCGCTCGCGAAGTCGAGACGCTAGACTCAAAAACTGGCCCGCTGTACAAGTATCCGCTTTTCGCAACACCCACCCGGTCGGGTGTGCTGGCTTGGACGCTGCTAACCGCGACTGCTCTATGGGCGCTGCGTGTGTGGCTGCACACGAGGCGCGGGCGCTGTAAGCAGTTTTGGACGTCAAGCTGGAATGCTGACGTGACGATCACAAAAGACATTGTAGCGGGCGACACATACATTCAAATCGCATCGATTGAGTTTGCCGCGAAGTACCCGATCCCGACTGATTTGGCTATCGTAGGCGCCGACGGCGGCATGATTCAGCTGCGGATTTCGAGCGTGGCTACCGCTGGCGGTGAGAATGAGCGACTGTATTTTGGCGGCACGTGGGCCGGAGCGACACTTCCGCATCAGGGTCTAATTACTAGTAAGTTGACTTTGTCACGCCTCGCCTCTGACCGTATTGATATTCAGCATCTACCTGGTAGGCAAGCAACAGTTGTGGTTGCGACGACTGAGGTTCCTCTATGAGTTATCGCGTTGTGGATACTTCGCGCCAAGACGGCAACCCGGCGCTGCTTTACACATTCAATCGAGGCGCGGCGGCTTGGTACTACATCGCAGGGCCGAGCGCGTTTTTGTTCAATGGCCACAGCTACCTACCCGAGGTAATTAGTTCAAGCCCAATCGTCAACACTGGCGATGTGCCGCGCGATCCTGTTTCAATTACGTTGCCTATTACTAATGCGCTGGCGGTTTCTTTCTTAGTTGGCGCACCTGACGAGGTAACAACGCTATCTATTTTCCGCACGCACTACACCGAGGCACCTGACGGTGTAGAGGAGTGGTTCGGGCGTGTGCTAAGCGTATCCGCTTCGCTGGCTACTGTGACACTCGTCTGTGAGCCTATTGGCACGTCCATGCGTCGCATGGGGCTGCGTCCTGTGTATCAACGAACATGCGGTCACATGCTTTATGGTCCTGGCTGCAATGTCGACAAAAACTTGTACGCATACTCGGCCGCAATCACGCTTGTTAACAGAAATCTCGTGACTGTGTTTTCTATCGGCACGTTGGACAATTTCGTAGGCGGAAATATCAAGGCGTCTGATGGAACCTTGCGAATGATCGTCGCGCAGTCGTCAACGAACGTGTTGACACTCATGCGCCCTGTTCAGGCGTTGATCGCGGACTTCGCCGCGCATCCTGGCGGCTTCACAGCGACGCTATATCCCGGTTGCGACAAGTCCACAACTACCTGCCGCGATAAATACCACAATCTCGGAAACTCTAGTGCATTTCCTGGAATAACAGGCATTAATCCAACGGTGTCCAATGTTTTTTAAGGCGGTGCTCTAATGGGATGGGTCGTAGCAGCTGTGTGGCTCGCGGCGTATCTGTACGTGCGCTATGCAGAGTCGAAGATTCAAAAGCCGAAACCGGCGGAGATGGACGTTTCCACAGCAAACGAAGGTGTTGAGATACCCGTCTTGTTTGGATCCGCAACCATTGCAAACGTCAACATCACATGGGTTGGCGATAAGCAGATTTTACCTAATAGCATTGGAACACGCGACAATAGCGGCAATTTGATTGTCAACGAAAGTTCAGACAAGGGCGCGATCATCTACACGGCCAGCTTGCAGCTCGCGCTTTGCCACGGAAAGATCGATGACATTCTTGATGTGTACTCGTCGGGGCGAGGTTGCCTCAGTCGCAAACAGAGCCAAGCTGACGGAAGCCGTAGCTGCTTTTTAGCAAACGATAGGGATACTTCGCGCAATACGCAGTGGGGTGGCTACGCTATCGTAAGACACGGCGCTGTGAATAATGCCGGTATTGACGAAGGCGTGAGCGACTATCTATCGCGCCAAATGAGCCTACCTGCTGCCGACGGAACACTCGCCACAGGTACACCGTCAAACGCAGTCGGCCCTAAATACTTCGGCGTCGCTACTGCGCTGCTACCCGGCTTTGCGTGGGGGCCTTCTCCTTTTCTTGCACAGCTCGCCTTCGCGGCCAAGCGCATTCACACACGCAACGGCGGCGACGTGCAGTGGTACGACGCGAAGGCAGAAATTGCGCGGCCTACGCGAAGCCGCATGGACAAGTGGAAGTATTTTGTTCAAGCGCCGACGGATCCAGCGGACTATTCGCATCCGACGTATGACGATTCAGCTTGGGCGCAAGGTGTGGGCGGAATTGGCAATGCGGAAGTCGGCTATTATGCTGCGAGTGACTACGGCGGCACACGTCCTCTTCCCTACGTCGGCACCAAGCTGCCTGGAAGCGTGAACGTGGGCACCGCGCCCAACTACTTCGTAAAAGCTGACACGAGTCTTTGGCTTCGCTGGGACTTAGGCGCGTTGCCTGTGTACCCGCTAACTGTGCAGGCGTGGCACTCGGATTCCCCTAAACTATGGTTCAACGGTCATGTGATACCCCTCGTCGCCACTACCGACGAACAAGATCCGCAGGTTCCTCGCTACAATTCAACAGCAGTAATTCCAAAGGAGTACATCAACGAAGCTGGGCCTAATGTGATAGCTTTGAAATCGCAAGTTATTCTTGCTAGCCAGGCTAAGTACATCTACGCTGGACTACAGACAGGCAACAACTCGGAATTCCCGGCAGGCGTTGCCGACATTAACCCTGCACACGTCATTCATGCGATTTTGACAGACAAGATCTGGGGCATGGGATACAACGACGCAGACTTGGACGACACTGCTTTCAGAACGGCGGCTGATGCGCTATTTGCTGAAGGGCTTGGAATGTCTTTCGTGTGGTCGCAACAGATGACTGTGGAAGACTGCTTAAATGATATTATGCGCCACATCTCAGGAGTGCTCTATCGGGACCGCAGCACACGCCTATTTGTGCTGAAGCTTCTGCGTGACGATTACGTCATCGAGGACTTAGTTACCCTCGATGAATTCAGCATCTCGAAAGTTGACGATGTAGTCAGAAAGCAGCCCGGGGAGCTTGTCAACACCGTTACAGTAACCTACACGGGTACAATGCTCGGCGCGCAAAGTAGCCTAACAGTGTACGATGAAGGCGTAATGGCGATGCAGGGTGGAGCAGTTAGCGCGAAGGTTGATTACCCCGCGATCACGTCGTCAGTGAATGCGTCTAAGCTGGCAATTCGCGACCTTCGCCTGTTGTCGTCGCCTTTGCTCTCGTGCAAGGTGACGGCGAATCGCCTGGCGGCAGCACTCAACATCGGCGATCCGTTCATCCTGAATTGGCCAGACCTTGGCATCGTGAACGAGGTAATGCGCGTGACTGAAATTGACATCGGCGACGGCATCGACAACGCAGTCAAAGTGACGTGTGTGGAAGATCTGTTCTTCTTTCCCTAAAGACGCGATGTATGTGCCAAGCGATCCAGTTGCAACGCCGAAAGTAAACAATCCCGGTCAGCTTGTGTCTGATACGTACACCACAGGGCTTGCGCTAGATCAGCGGAACAAAGGCCCGGTTGCGTGCTGCTTTATCGGAGCACACGCGCCAGGTGCAAATACTCCTATATTTGAGGGAGGCTGGATCGAGGGGCCAACCGGAACGATGACAAGAGGCACAGCAGGGCCACTTCCGTCTGACTGGTTTGACGGCGTCGATCCTGGCACTGACGATCACAGCGGCGTTTCTCCTATGCTCGGCGCGCTTGTCTTGGTGTACACGCCCGACACAATTTCGCATCCGTCAATCACTGGCTACGACGAGAAACACACGGGGCTGTACATCCTAGACGACGTGGGCGGCCATTGGGAAAACTACGACGACGTACCTCACCGTGCGTTTGTGTCAACATACGCGAAGATGCACCGTGCGCCCGACTACATACAAAATGCAGCCTTCGTCAAAGACATGATCTTTCAAGTGAACGCAGGCACGGCCTACGGAGGGCGCTACATCCAATACAACACGGCAAACGCAGTGCTAGGCAACACACCTCTGGCGTGGTCTGACATCGGCACAGCGGTGCCTTGGTCGAATGACTACGTGCTTTTGAAGGGTGACCAGATCAAGTCGAAGGTGCTTTCGCCCGACAGCACGCTTACCGTCACAGGCACAGGCGGGTCGGGCGGCTATACCGGGCCAGGATTCCCAGCGATCAAGCCAGGAAAGGCGTGGTCAACGCCTGCCGGGGATTGGTCGGTGCAGTTGTCATCGGTTGAAGTGAGCGGCGCAAGCGCCGGATCTGTTACCACAGCAGGCGTCCAGATCTACGCAGACCACGATCTCACTGGGGAAATGCTATTCGAGATGCAATCTTCCGCCTTGCAAAATGGGATGAACCGGCCGTCCGCCATGCACTACTCGGCGCCGCAGCTCAGCTTTGCCGCGACTGACGGAATAGTGCTGCTTCTAACGATGCACACCACTTCAACGACGCCTGTCACAATGACGCGGACCTTCAACGGCGGAAACGCGATCACGCTGAAGATTCCTAGCAGAGTCATTCCAATTGCAAAGCCGGCCCCGATAGGCTTTACTACTGCGGTACTCGGGTCGTAATGGCAAGCATCCTTCGAGACTTCGGCGACGCTCGCACACCAAGCATCCTTCGAGACTTCGGCGACGCTCGCACACTGCGGGTTAGCGGCACCGACCCGTTGCTTGGTGTGGACACCGCTGGAATGATCGGCGGCGAGGAGCTGACACTTTGCTTCGTCGACGGATTGACCATCATGGCGATGGGTTCGCCGAGCTACGGAGCGCCGATCAAGCTCGGCGGTAGTGTGGCGTCGCTTGTTTGCCCGGCTGATTCTGTCGTTAAGCTGGTGCTGATCACTGACTCGGGAACTACTGTATTTTGGGAGTATGCGGGCGGATCCGCAGGCTTAAGCACTGGATTCTGGCAACCCGGTTTACAACTCGTAACCACAGTTGCCGGCATTGTGCCTGTGATTACACACAACGATTTGGTCGTAACTGCTGACGCTGGCTTGCTTGTTGCGGGCATGAAGACGTTCGGCTTGCTGTCTGGCACAAAATTTAGCTTAACATTTGTCAATGCGTGCACTGTCCAGAATCAAGCCGCAGTCGCCGCAGGTGAAGCGCCATTCTACTTAACAACAATAGGCGGCGATTTGATAGACGCCGATCTTGCAATTTCGAGTAACATCGCTGTTCAATACTTTGCGACAGAGCTTGCACAATCGCCGTGTTTTCGACTGATTGGAGGACCTACCAAATGAAAAGGATGTTGTGGGTATTGCCGCTCTTGCTTTGCCTTGGCGGAATTGTATCGGCTGACAGTCTCAGCGGATTTGCAGGTATCTGCAAGAGCACAGGCAAAGTATGCGCCAATCAGCTACCTGCATTCAAAGCCACCAACGGCATCGCCTACGTGGGCACGGGCTCTACCACCAGCACCGCAACCGGAACCGGCATCTGGGCGGGCTCCGGCCTGACGACCTCAACCGCGACGGGCACCTCCTCGCAGTCTGGAAGCAGCTTCACCGGCACGGGCACGTCCACCGCCACCACGACCAGCACCGCGACCGGAGGCCCTGCGCGTACCGCCATCATCACGATCACCAACATCTTCACCCACACGCTCACCTCGACGGTGATCCAAACGGTGAGCATCACGGGCACCGGAACGGCGACTGCCACGGGCAGCGGCACCGGGACAGGAACCGTCTCCGGAACGGCAACGAAAACGGCGGTCGTCTCCAGCACATGGACAGCATCCCAGACGGCCAGCACCACCGCGACGTGGACCAAAACCCAGAGCCTCACCGGGACCGGCACCATTACCTTCACCGTGACGGCCACTGCGGTCATCGGAGTGGGGATGACCTCGACATCTACCAGCTCTCTGTCGGCGACTGCTGACGCCACCGGCACGGCCAGCAGCACGTGGACCAACACCGCACTCACCACCTCGACCACTACCACGCTCGCAACAACGGTCACGATCAGCCAAACTCCAGACCACACCAACGCGCCCAAGCCAGACGACGTGACCGCGAGCGTGGGCTACGTTGGCTTATGCTCCGACTCTGGGCACGTGCACGCCGCGCCGCCAGTAATGGGTGGGGACCGCTTCATCTATGCGGGCACCGAGGACGCGGAATCGTGCGGCAACGTGGGATTCGGCTTCGTGCCCAATGCTGCGGGCTACGTGTGCGATCCCAATATTGACCTCAGCGGCGTCCCCACCACCGTCACACCCGTTAAGTTGTTCTCGAATGCCGTGCCGATGCTCTACAACCTCAATCCTGTATACGCATACGGCTTCCCGGGTGACCAGTCCTGGGGTCCCACAGGGAGCAGTACCCGAATTGCGAACGGCGTCACCTGGCTTCCGCCGAGCACATTCCGCGCCGACCTATGGCTGCAAACCACAGCAACGGCGCAAATCTACCTGTTCTATGAGACCTGCGATTCGACGAGTACGCCAACCGCACTCATTGTGCAATCGCAGTTCTACATCGTCAACACAGCGTGGGAGTCCGTGCACGTTGAGACGCCTTTGCCCAGCGGCTACACCATCCCGGCAGGCGAGTACCTGTGCGTGCAAGTTGTCGCGCACACGGACGCGGGAACACCGACCGTTTCGCTCGGCGGAGGGCTCGGCGGCCGGTGGAGCAAAATCAATGGACCATTCGCGCGATGACACTTGACTTTACCCGTTTCTTTTCACCACAAGCAATGATAGGCTGAAACCATGAGCACCAGGACCATTGCAACCTTCGTGACAAACGTGCAACAGAATTGTGCGTGGGCTGCGGCGTTGGTGTTCACCAATGCTGATGCTTCGCCATTTGACCTCACGAACATCACGCTGACGGGGCACTTTCGCAGCGTCGCCAATCCAGGTACGCCGCTGGCAACAGCAACCTTCACCACCACGACGCCGGCAAGCGGCGTAACTGTCGCCAGCCTTTCCGCACATGATGCCGGACTGCTGCCGGCGACGGGAACGAAGTTCAACCAGTACACAAACCTCGTGCTTGAAATCGACGGTGCTTACGCTGCGGATCCAAACAACCCGTTCCGTCTCGGTGAGGGCACCGCGCAGGTGTCGCCTGGTGGAAACTCCACGCCAAGCGCGGCGTCTGCGCCCACGGTGCCGCTCGACACGATTTCGCTTGTCGTTGGGGCGGTAAGTGCGGCGGCGGCGCGCAAGCTGATCGGCGTGAATGACAACGCTGGTCTGATTCCAGTCGCGCAGCTACCCGCCGCCACCGCCGTCTCGCCGGGGGCGGTCGCCTCGAATCTCACCACGGCACTCACCCCGACGGGGGACTCGCTCTATGTGAGCGCGGCGCAGAACAACAAGCTCGCATCACTGACCACTGGGGGTTGGCTAGATGCCGTATCCAACGCCCTCGCCACCCCTGCCGGTGGGAGCTACTGCACGGGGGCTACTATTGTACGGGGGTACGATTTGGCGATGCTGCCACCTGCTGTTGCTATGGGGGCGAACTGCCAGCAGGCAGCGGTTGACGGCGGAGGTTTGCAGTTTATCGGAAGTGGGGGATGGACGCCCCTAACGCAGCCATTTGTACAGCATCCCAAAGGAGCATCTTGGGCGGGCGCATTCGATGCACTTTTCCCGGCGCCAGTAACAGTCAAATCAGGATATATGGGTTTCAAGAACGTCGCCGGGAGTTTCTATTTGTGCATAATGCACAACTACGGGACGTCAGTTGATGCTCGCACTAAATGGTTATTGACCCATTCGTCTGGGCAAAATGAAGTCGGCACGGTTTTGGATGGCCGCAGACACACATGGATTATCGCTTTCGATTTACCCACTTTGACGCTTTCGGTGCTTATCGATGGCGTGTTGGCATTTCAAACGACGGACCTGTCACACATAACAGATACCCCGCTCCAAATGGCGTGCAATGCCGACACGGACCCTGTGATGTATGTGTCAAGGGTAGCCACGGTAACGACGCTATGATGTGTCGATCCAAATGTGCTCCTCCATTCTGGCAATTGATTTGTCAGGGAAACAGCATTACTGCGGGTGACGGTATCACCCCATTCCCGAACCTACTCCCCGCGCTGGTGTCCCCTGCTATTACGACCGTGTGGAAGTACGGCACGGATGGCGCATCTACTCCCGTTCTGATTGCCGGGACGGCGACAATAGCTAAATCGCCAATCACGCCCCAGGGGATTTGCACGCAGATGGGCCACGTCATTGCGATCCTATGGGAGGTGACGAATGATCTTCATAGCAACAACCCAGGCGCTGCGGCGTTGTGGGAGAATGTCGCAGCTTGGGCGAAACTGTATAGAGACCGTGGAACGAAGGTCATCATTCCAAACTGCTTACCTGCTGGATACTTCACAACCGCGATGGAAGCCGACCGCGTTGCCTACAATGCGCAACTAAAGGCAAATTGGCAGACCATTTGCGACGCCACCGTGGATATCGCGTCCCTCTTGCCGGATTGCAACTCACCGACAATGTATCAGAGCGATCACATTCACCCAACGCAACTCGCGCACACAATGGTGATTGCACCAGCGTTTTCCCTGAATGTTCTCGCTCTCGCGACGTAGGAGCACCCACGACCAACCACCCGAGAGCTGGCGGCTTAGACGCCTGTAAGTTGCCCCCAATTGGCGCCGCGCTCCTCTTCCGCCATTACAGGCACGCGAAGAACGAGCGCGGTTTCCATTACGCGCTTCATTTCTGCGAAAGCTTCATCGGTGCCGCCTGCGTCGCTGAAGTCCTCTTCGTCGTGGACAATCAAGCGTGGAACGCCTGTGTAACTGTAAACGCCTGACTGCCAGCATTGCAGCATCGCACGCTTGAACAAGTCGGCAGCCGAGCCTTGCAGGCGGCGATTTAAACTGCGATACGCGTATGCCCGCTTTATTTGCCCGTAGGCTAGCAAAGCTTGCTGATAGGGCAAAGGCAAGGTGCCCCGTTGTTGCGCCGATTCCCACAAGTCAAAGCGACTGCGCCTGCCTAGTATTGTAGAAATGTATCCCTGTTGCTCAATCTGTCGAATACACGCCTGCATTGTCGCGCGCACGAAAGGCAGCGCCTCGTGATAGCTGTTGAGGATTTGTTTGGCTTCGCTGCGCGGCTTTTGCAGTAGTTCCGCCATGTGCCCTTCGCCGATACCGTAAACAGCGCCGAAATTGAGATTCTTCGTCAGAAAGCGATGCAATTTGCGTAGTTCCGCTGTGGACAAATCCCACCCGGCAACAGGCGCCACAAGCTGTTGAACCCAAGCGTGATAGTCCGTGCTTGGATCTGTGATGTACTTCTGTCGCGCTTCGTCCGCGCCAGGACCGACCGCGAAGTGTACGAGAAAACGATACTCAATCTGACTGTAATCGAACTTGCGCCATTGCTTATGGCCGCTGTCAATAGTGAACAGGCTTCGCAGTTTCTTACCCCATACCTTGTCACGCACGGGAATGTTTTGCAGATTGGGATCGTTGCTGCTGAAACGTCCCGACCGGGTGCCAGTCTCGTCGGCGCGCAGCGGATTAAAGCTACAATAGACTTTCCCGTTGACGTGTGCGCCGAGTATGTAGTTCTCTACGAAGGTGGTGCGCAGTTTGTCCAGCTTGCGGATTTCGTCGATCGCATCTGCGACGGGATTTTTACAGCCGGTTAGGAAGTCTTTGTCAAACGACGGCGCACCCTTCGGCGTGCGCTCGTAACTGTATCCGAATTTGTCGAAAGCCTTTGCAATGCTGGCAGCGGCGTTGACGTTGATCTCAAAGCCGACGATTGAACGCAGCTTGGCCTGCTCCTCGATCGAAGCCGCGAGCAAGTCAGCTCGCACCTGCTCAGCGTGTGCAAGGTCTACAGACACGCCAGCGAAGCGCATTTCCACAAGCAAAGGTATCAGCGCGCATTCCATGCGGAACAAATCGATCAAGCCTTCCGCCTGCAAGCGTTGCCATTGCTTGTCGAGCACGCGGAACGGTAAATCTACGTCGCCTTCTGCGTACGGCCCCACAAGACGCGGCGGCGCTCGCCAGATGTTCGCGCGCTGATCTTCGCCTCCACCGTACCAAGCGCGGCACCAGTCGTAAAGCTGCGCAGATGTCTTGCCTATGCCGAGATAGCGTGTGCCCAAGTCGCCAAGGTTCACCGTCGCGGCTTCGTCGAGCAAGGCCTCTGCAAACTCGACATCGAATAGCTCGCCAGCAACACGCACGCCTTCTTGCCGAAGCCAGCCGACGTCATAGATCAGGTTGGCGCCTAGCTTCGGCTGCGTCGGCCGCGCAAGCTCAACAGCAGCCCAAGCAAGCACTTTGTCAGGTGGCAGATTGTATTCTGGCTCAACAGTGTGCCGCATCGGAAAGTAGGCGCGATAACCGTCATCCGTGCCGACGGAAATTCCGACAATGTGACCGCGCCCGCGCGCCCATCCTGGCCCGTGGTCTAGCAGTTCAGGATCGTAGGTTTCGCAGTCAATCGCCAGCGCCTTGGCTGCTGCAAGGTTGGGAAAATCGCGCGGCGTGCGCCAGCCTGTTTCGGGTATTGGTGGCATCAACCGCGTGACGGCTGGCCCGCTGTCTTGCCAAAACAAGCCGTTCATACTGTGCCTAGTATTACTCCGCGCGTACCGTCGCCGATAAATCGGCACGGCTGCGGATAGTCGCAGAAGTTGATCGCAGTCGCAATGCCTTCGAGCTTGCGAAGTTGCGCCATTGCAAAGCGCGGGCCTTTGCGCAGTCCGGGCACCGTTACGTGCGCGCCGTGCTTTGTGTCCGCTGCTGTAGCAAGTCCATTATCCATAATAAAGGCGTCCATCTCTGCAAAGGGTGCGATCTGCTTCAACGCCGCGAAGAAGCCGTCAGGCAGCGGCGGTAAGGGCTCTGTGTGACTGAGCAATGACGTCAACGACTGCGGCCAAGCTGTTGGGCAAAGTGCTGTGCGCAGCCAGCGGCCGTCGGCGAAGTGAAAGGTTGCGCTTCGCTCGCCAACTTGCACGCGCGTCGGCTCTTCGTCGATGTGAATCAATGCGCGCACAGCAGGCAAAGGAAGATTGACGTCAACAGGTAGCAAGTGGCTCAACCAATACTCGCACAGAATCGTGTTGTTTGTCGCGTAGGCGGACGAGCCGCACAACAGTACGCCGTTGCACCACGGCTTGCTGGTATCTGTGGACACCAAAGGCTCTAGCAACTCAAGGGCAGGCAGGAACGCGCCGCCCAGCGGAGCGTCGAAACCTTCCGGGAATACACGCGGAAAAGTGTCTTTTGTGCAAGGCACGATCACACGAAGCGCTCCGCTTTGCACCGCCAAGCCTTGCTCTGTCACATGCAACTGTGCAGGCTCAGTGCAAGCGGCAATCGCCTTGGCAAAGACATCGGCGCGCGGGCAGGCGGTCAAGTCCAACACAATAGGCGCGCATAAGGCGACGGTGCCATTAAAGGACACGACGTAACCACCGCCGATTGCAACGTGTTGCAGCGCCGGCAGATAGTCGCTTTTAGCGACTGCGCCTGATACAAATTTGAGTGCTGCTAGTAAGTCCAAGGCGTGCCTCCCAGGGTGCCAGCGTCCTGCGACGCGAGCACGAGCGAGGCGCGACCTACTGGCCGCTACGCAGCCAAGGCGGCAGCGACACAGCAGGCGCGGCAGTCGGCGCAATGATCGACGGCACGACAGCGGCAGGCATCGGCGCAGGCAACGGCAGCGCCATTGCAGTCGGCAACGGCTGCTGACTGACTGCCATTTGTGCGGGCTGCACTTGCGGCATGCTGATCGGAGGCGCCGTCATCTGCGCCATAGTTGGGATCGTGGCGGCAGGCTGCACAGCAGGCGCAGCGGCCGGCTTCTGTGCGCCGAAGCCGCGCGGCAAGCGGGGCAGGCCTTGTGCTGAGCGCCATTTGCTGTACTGCGTGCTTGCCGTCAGTTCGTTGATCGGCGTGCCGTTCAGTGATGGGCTGTATTGCTTGATCGCTTCGAGCAACTGATCCTTGGTGGGCGCAGTGCCGAGATGCTTGCTGAGCTGATCGCAGTAGTCCCACACCAAGCCGCCCACGGTTCCGGCACCTGGACGTGACGGCGGAGCAGACGTTGCAACAGCTTGCGCGGGCGCTGGGGCTGCGGCAACGGATGGCGCTTCGACGGCTGCGGCGGGAGCGGCAACAGGCGCGGGCGCGGGTGCTTCGTACTTCTCTGCGATCTTTATCGCGCAGTAGGTTTCAATCGCCACAAGTTCTTTGAGCGCGGCATGGATGGCCTCAAGTAGCGCCTCTGTGCAGCTTGGGGCCTGTGACGGGTTCTGTGCTTGGGGGAAGTCTTGCATGTGCTTGGATACCTTTCGTGCTGTTGGTTTGCGGTTGCGCTTCTTTGTTGGTGCTTTTGGCGCAGCCTTTTTGGCTGCGGGCTTTGCTGGCTTCTTTGCCGGCTCAGCTTTCGTCGTCTTCGTGGACACGGTAGCCTCCTCTTTGTTCATTGGTCAATAGCCGAATTGCTAGTGTTTTGCAAGTTTGTACGGCGGCGTTATAGTCCGTCGCGGCGAGTACAAAGCCGGTGTGGTTGAGGTAGAGTTGCTGCAATTGCGCCAGTGTCAGCGCGCTGTAAGTGCGGTTAATGCTGGCGTCGCCTTCGACTGTGCGCCCGCTAGGCGCTAGTTGCAGCGCAAACAAGCAGGCGTCGGTGTCTATTAGTACGCGCATGGTCCGTGTCCAGTTCGACATTGCGCTAGTATTTCGCACATAACAACTTCGCACGTGTGGTCAATGCCGTAGCGATTGCGCATTTGTGGCAACATTCGGTAGTTCCATTCGCCAAAATAGTCTTTCGACATACCGTAGTCAAAGCCTGTTTCGTTGGCTATCTTTTGCGCTTCTGCACGCATGGCTATGTAGTTCTTTCGGTCAAGCGGCGCGGGCGCTGCGGGAGCTTGCTGCGCAACCTGTCCGAGTAGCAACGCCGCGCCGATCATTTACTAAGCTCCTGTAGCCGCTTTGCAGTCTTGGTGCACTCATCGTCAAGTAGCCGGCGCAGCGCCTCGCGCGGCGTGGGGCCTAGGTTGCGTGCCCGGCGCATAATCGCATCGGCCGTCGCGGCGTTGTCTGGTATCGCGGGTAGCGGGTTTCCGTGCGTGTGCGTGGCGCGCAGATCGTCTCGACGATGGCGCCCGAGAAAGATTTCGCAATATCGGCCGGTGTTTCGTGGTTGCATAACTATCTCCCTGCTTTTACTTTGTCAAGCTCGCGGCCGAGCCATCGCGCGTGGCCTAGCCTGCCTTGTACCGCGTAGCACATCATGCGGATCTGACGCTGCACTAGCTGACGGATACGCGCGCTTTCGGCTTGCTGGCGGTAGCGATCCTGTAGAGTCACGGCTGCACCTCAAACGGCATGCTGGCGTCGCTGTCATCGTCTGCGAATGGGCTGTAGGTGGCGGCGGCGCGGATGCGCTCGCCGTCTAGCATATCGAGCCAGCGGCCTAGGCGCGCGGCGCGTGCATGACGTTCTACGCGCGCTTGGTGCGCGGATTCGACGTAGGCTGTCGCCTCGAAAGCGGCGGCGGCAGTGGCGGGGTGGTTGAGGATGGCGGCGAGGATTAGAGTAAGCACGGCGTTTCCCTTTCTACTGGCCACGGCCCGCCGCGCGATAGCGGCGTGCCGCGCTCATGTGCCAAAAAGCTGAGTTTGTAGTGATTCCTGCAAGTGATTCAGTGTGGCTCGCATCGACGCAGCCGTGGACGATGTTGGCTGCTTCGTTGTAGGCGCGGAACGGTCGGTCACGTGGTT